CAATAATATCATTTCCAGTAGTTATAATTTCTTCAGTAATAGGAAGATTAATAGAACGCCAAACACTTTGCGCAACATGATAAGCATTACCATAATTTCTTCCACCTTTTTTATAATCACTTGTTTTATCGTATCTTACACGAATTGGTATCCATTGCCAATGTTCTTTTGAATCTTTTTTAAAACGAAATTCCACTATTGTATTATCTAGCACTTCTTCCTCTCCATTTTCGGTTAACATTTGTTGTCGCCCGTCTTTATTTTTTAATAATATATGTGCTATGTGAATTGGATAATTTGGTGTAGGATTTGTTGGATAAAATGGAACTGGTTTATAATTATTTTTGTCATATTTTTGTGAAAATATATTATTTTCCATAACATCTTCACAAGGATTTAAAAATCCGTGTTTATTTTCATCAAAACCAACACGTAAATGTAATGTTTTATAATTTTGTATTTGTGCATTTTTTAACATATCTTTTCCATCATTATAAATATTATTTATAATATCCATATCACTATCATTTTTTCTTGTAGATACAAGAAAGTCAATTGTATTATATTTTGGTGGCTTCCATTTAAAACTTAAAGGCCACGTTTTATGTTTTTCTAATATTCCCAATTTCGTAGATCCAACTGATTTATTAATAGGTGTAAAAATTAATCCATCTGTTTCATATGGAAATCCACCCATTTTTTCATTATCCAATATTTTTTTACACTGTTCAAATATTGAATTTTCCACATTTGAATAAAATGTTTTTACTTGAATATTCATTATAATATCATTTTTACTTATTGAAATAAAATTTGCTTCTTTTATAACTCTATTCATTTCATTAAATCTGAATTTGGGTTCATCTATTTTTTTATCATATTTCATTCCGTCCATATTTGAAAATGCATATAAACGATAATCTTCACCATTTATCCAATAAATATCAAAACATAAATAATAATTTATATACTTACCGTGTTTATCATAAATAACGTGTTCTCCATCTAAAATTGTATTTATATAATCACCATTATTGCATATTAATCCCGTAAATTCAACATTTAAATTTATATCTATTAAATATACTTTTTTATTAGAAGAAATAAATAGTAATTTTCTAGCACCATCTGCTTTTTCGGTAACAGTATAAGGGTGATTAATATTTTCAATAGATATATATTCACTTGTTAAAGGAATAATATTATTCATTTCTAAACTTATTGTTGATGGACCAATAAAATTCCATCTATTTTTTCTTTTTTTTCTATTGTATGCATTATCTTCTTGTAAACTTTTAAATTCTTCTTGTGTTTTTGTTAATTGTAAATATTCTTTTAACACATTATTTAATTCTGTATAGGATACTGGGTAGTTTGTATTTTGCAAACCACTCAACATATGTTGTATACCTCTTTTAACTTTAATAATAATTTCTCCCTCCAATAAATTATAACATTTATTATTTAGTAATTCTAATTCTATTTCAAAATGTTCCGAATTATCAAACACATTTGATTCCTGAATTGTATGTGTAGGTTTTAACCAAGATTTACCTCTTACATGACTTGACGTTTTAATAATACTAAAATCAAATTTATAAGGTACTTCTGGATGTACCAATGTTATTCTTTTTATTAAACGAAACGTTTTCCTTGAATCTACCCAACTATTTAATATATTATTTAATAAACGATTTGATTTATCCAATATTCTTTCTTCTTTATAATTTACACGAAATTCAAAGTCATGATAATCTATCCATTCTAATCTACTTTCTTGGCCACGAATAGATTTACGAAATTTTTGCATAAATGTAATATAATCAGGAATATTATTTGTATCAAATGTATTTGTTTTACAATATTTTTGTATATTATATAAACCTTTAATAGTTGTTCTTATATTAGATAATCTTTGTTTCCCTGAATTTGGATCAATATATTCATTTTGAACATTTAAATGATAACTTTCAGCTTCCATTTGAATAAAACCAATGGATTTCATTTTTTTTAATGCATTATTAAAAACTATTTTTGTTATTGGATTATAATATTTAGTACCAAATCTAACTTCTAATTCGTCACGTTTATTTTTATGACGAGTATATAAACCAATATATTCTTCTAATTTTGGTCCATCACTAGATTTATGTTTTCTAGACATTTATGATATATATACAAAATGATATTATTTTATATATATTTAATAATTTCAATTTAAGAAATTTTTTGTAAAATTTTTTCATATAATTCTTTTTTTGTAAATGTTTTATTTATTGATTTTATAATATCTATATTTAATCTTTTTGCGAGATTTTTAATATCATCAGCTTTATATTTAGATATGGCTTTTATTTGTTTATCTAAAGAAGGGATTAAATATTTTTCATCTTTAATTGTTTCTATATTTTCATTTTCTTTCATTTCATAAATATTATTACTTTTATTATGATATATAACTATTGTTCTATCAAAATTTATATTTTCATAATACACAACATCTGTATAATATACTAAATTTATTTTATTTAAAAAAAGTATTATCATAAACGATTTTATAGATATGTTTTTTGAATATAAAATATCTTGTTCAATATCATTTAATTTAAATTTAAATTTTTTTAAATTCTTCTTTTCCTTATGAATTATTTCTACTAAACTTGTTTTAATTTTCATTTCAGTTTTATATGTATTTTTACCCAACATTTCATAACTATTATAACCATATTCAAAAATATACCAAAACCAAAATAATTTATCTTTATCATTCACAATTAAAGACTTGGATTCTTCTTTAATATCAGGTTTGAATTCTTCTTTATTATTTTCATCTATAAAACAAATATTTTGTACAATTCTTTCAATATTTGTTTTATTTAAAAAAAAATCACTCATATAATTTAATTTTTTCATTTTTTGTTTTATCATTTACTATTTTATTATTATCATCTATAGGGTTTTTATCTTTATCTTCTTTTTTAATATTTGTAAAAAAATCTTTCTTAAATTCATTTTTTATATTTTCAAAATTGGAAAAATTTTTTTCTTGAATTTTAACATATTCTATATATTTTTTAATTTTAATTAAAATATTTGACGATAAATTATTTAAATTTATAAATACACCATTTCTATTTTCAGAAAATTTGATATTATGGTCTTTTATAATACCAAAAATTTTCTTATGATGAATTGGGTTTAATTTATTAACTATATTATTTATTTTTTTTAATTCTTCTATATTTATCTTATCATTTTCCATATAAATAATATAGTATACAAGTTTTTTAAGTTAAAATTAAATTCCTAATTATTTTTCTGTGTTTTATTTTTTTGTTTTTTTTTTTTACTTTTAATTTTTCTTAACAATTCTGCAATAATATAAATATTTTTATCATTTAATTCAAAGCGCGTTCCAATAACTTTTATATTTATAAAATCACCTTCTACCAATTTCAAAAACAACGGATTATTTGCATAATGATCTCGTGCTAAAAATACTGTTATTGGTGATTCTACTTGATTATAATATGACGCTCTTATACCGGCCTTAGTAACGTTATCTATTTTACATAATATTCGCATACCTTCCACGGGTCTGCATATTAAACATTCAAAAGATACATCAAATACAATAAAATCATCTTTTAAAATACCAGAAGAATATGTTACTATTTGAATACTACCATTTTTAATATAACCTTCTTTTGAACATTGTCCTTCGTATTTTTTTGATAATTTTGTTTGAATTATATTTATTAAATTAGAACCTATTAAATGAATAGGTAATGATATTCTCCGATGTATTAAATTTTTTGAATAAATAGATGATTTCTTAGACGACATAATTACTTATATAATAATTATATTATAAATATTTAAATGATTTCAATTTTATTTTATAATATAAATGTTGAATTTTTTTTGTTATCTGAAAAAGGAATTTTTTTCAAATTATAAAAATTTTCTTCAATAGTTGAAAAGAAGAATCTTTTTTTTTCTTCAAACTTATTATTATATGTATAATCTAAATATCTGAATAATAGTTCTATTTCAATACATAATTTTATTGGATCAAGTTTTATTATATTATTTTCTTTGCCATCAAAATTATTTAATTTATTATATTTTAATGAATCATCCGATTTAAAATACCTAGCTTTTTCTATATTGTCATTATTATCAATTATTTTAAAATAATCTGAATATAATTTATTTATAATTTTTACTAATTCAGATTTGTTTCCACCACATTTTCTACCTGTATTATTTTTACGATTAATTAATTGTTTAATTTTAAAAACATATCTATTACTATCTTTAAATTTACTTAAAAATCCAAAAATGTCATTTATACTTAATAAACTTATTTCATACTTTTTTTTTATTTTTTTTAATATATCTGATAACATTTTTATTTCAATTATTTTATTATCTTCTTCATCTAATTTTAATAATTTAAATTTATATATTATATCATTGTCATTTCTTAAAATAAAATACGTTACACCATTGTGTTCTATACTTTTTTCATTAAAATAATTTTCAATAAATTTATAAAATAATGTATCTTCTCTTGATTCTTTTTCTTCACCGGATTTATTTTTATTTAAAAAATGGATATATATTTCTAATAGCATTTTTTTTTCACTATATTTTAATATATCTAAAATATGAGATATTATAAATTTTTTTAAAATTTCTTCATCAAAAAACGGGTTTTTTTTTAAACCTTCAAGAACTCTTTTTGAAATTTTTGTCCAATTGTATTTTGATATTATTGTATCACTCATATTTAAAATATACAATATTTGCATTTTTAAATCATCTAAAAAATTATCAGGAATATTTAACTGTAATAATTTATCATCTTTTGCTATTATTATTGTATTTTTCTCTATTTTATTTGGAACAGGCTGACGTAATTTATAATTAGTTAACGCAATTGTTTCATTTATATCTATAGGGTGAAATAAATAATAATTATCTATGTTTTTTAATTTACCAATACGATTTAATTTATCAACTAAATATTCATTATTTTCAATCATATAATCTAATGCAGCATTTATTTCATTTTTATTATATTTTTTGGATATATTAATTCTCTTAATTAAATTTGATTTATTATATAAATATTGATCTTTAAATAATTCTTTTATTCTTGTAATAATGATATCGTTATTAATATTTAAAAATGTTTCAGTAAATGTATGTCTATCAATATCACCGTCTTTACTAGAATTACATTGAAATTTACAGGTTTCAAAATCACACTGTACACTATCATCTTTATCTCCTAAAACTATTTCTATTTCATTGCCATTTGCCAATATTTGTTTAACCTGTTTATTATATGTATCTTTTACACTCATTTGTGTTTGTGGTTCATTTAATAAACAATCTACCGCATTTTTTTTTAAGATTTTATTAATTTTTCCTATTTTTATACCTTTTTGTTCAGCCAAACGATAAATATATAAATCAGCTGATTCTTGTTCTTCATGATTTTGAACATTACCATCATTAAACAACTCAGTGGCATATAAAAATATTTGTGTATTCCGTTTTACATAAGACAAGTTACAATGACTCAAATTTCTTATAGCTCTTCCTATTGTTTGGCTAGTTCTATTAAAATTATACCACGGTTCTAATATATGAACTTGTCTAATATTTTTAAAATCTAATCCTTCACTACCGGCTTTTGAAATAATAACAACTTTTACTATTTCGCCATTTATATTTTTGGGATCAGTACAAGCTTTTAATTCTTTTTTATTTCTACCCGAAACAGCAGAATCTCCTGTGATCATTATATATTTTGCTGGAAATTGTTTTTTTCCAGATTCTTCACCGTCTCCCACTATCATTAACTGATCTTTTGGTGGTGTTTTAAAAAGCGATGATTTATCACCATACCTCGTAAAACCCAATTCTTCCAAAGCTAATGCTATTGGAATACAACCACCATCAATATATTGTGAATATATTAAAATAATACCTTCTGAATTTTCAACGTGTTCCATAATTATTGATAATTTTCCACTATATTTTACAAGATTTTCTTTTGCAAAAAATCTCTCATCACCAATATATTCAAAATCATTTTTTCTAATTTCATTATAATCCATAACTCTTGATATACCCTGTTTTCCATATAATTCTGTTGATATATCATTCTCATCTGTCATCTCTCCATCTTCGGGAAAATCTCCATAAGGATATGACATATTAAGTATTTGTAATGGTCCATCCAAAATTGTATATTGAATACCCTTTCTTTTATTTTTAAGAATTGGTTTACTTTTTTTTAAAGCTTTCATTAAATAATTATACATTTTATTTTGTTCATAACCAATATTTACAAGAAATAAATCTAAAAATTTTATTTGCATTTCTTCGGTAATAGTTGCTCCATTCATTTGTATTGTTGGATAAGCCCATTCTTGATTTGCCAATTTTATTTTAATAGAATTTGGTGATTTATAATCAGCTGGATAAATGGCGTTTGGAAATGAAAATGGATCTTCTCCTCGAACATACGAAATGTAACCTCGTAACTTCCTTTCTAATATTTCTTTTCCAATTTCTTCACCATTATTTCCAATTAATAATTCACCACTATCTGTAAAAACATCTTTTATTTCTAATGGTGCACGATTATCATTTAAATTCATTAAATTTAATAACCATATTATTTCTTGTGGATTATTATATATTGGTGTGGCTGTTAATAACATAAGTTTTAAATTAGTTGCATATTTTACAAGTTGAAGGAAATTTTCAGAAGATGCCTTCAATTTTTTTAAATTACGAATATTTTGTACTTCATCAATGATTATTAATTTACGAGAAAATT